GTTCCATTCTTCTACCATAGCATTGTTCATGTAGCTGACATCATCGTTGAAACGGGCTCGTGTCTGTGGGCAGAACTTCATAATGTTCTTGTGCCCAAAATGCAAATCACTAGTTACCCATGTTCTCATTTTATTCTCCTACGAATTCCTTAACGGCTTCAAAACGAGTTGAAGCAGGAACCCACTTAAATTGTTCACGCTTACGGTTAGCCTTTTCCCAATCGAAGTTAACCATAAACCATTCCTTTTCTGTGCTGAAAGAAACATCGCGAGCGAACTTGACGATGTGAACCCAGCGTCCGTTGAATTTAGCAACAACCATCATATTCGCTCCTTTCTATGTAATGTATCAATTATACAATCAGAGTACGATTACGTCAATTCTAGTTGTTGCTAAAATACAACGATTACCAGTCGTTCGTAAACCGGCGCCAATCGTCGTTTAACGGGCTTTCGTTAGGGTCGTATGTCCAACCCAAGGCCTTCATCATCCGGTGCTTAACGAGCAGATTAGGGCTTCTAAACCGCTCTGTATCATTAAAGCCCATCATAACGCCCACTTCGCACACTGCTCCAGAACGGCAAATACCCGCGAAACAATGTACAATTACATCCATGCGCTCTTCGAGTGCGTGTTGTAAAAGAGCCACAAGTTGATTGGCTTGTTCTTGACTACACTTCATTTCTTCTTCAAGAACATGGTCGTTTTCCTCCACGTCCAAAAATTCAAAACGATGTACTTCTTTGAACTGATGTTTTGGTGTAGGGAACCAGCTAGCAGGATCCGCAATTTGGATCAGCATACTGTTCTCACCTACTGCGACATGGAACCCTTTTGGAATATCATCTGCCGCACAATTTTGAATCCACGGCATAATGCCTCCTTAATGAATAGATTCTTTTGCGTCTACTTCACATTCGACTACCCAGTTATTAAATTGGGTAAACTTGTTTACTTCGACACCTAGCCCAACTGCTTCGTTTACAAAGTGCTGTAATAGCGCATTGTACAATTCATCGGGCATAGTGTCTTTATCAAATTTAATTTTCATACTGGAACCTCGATTAATTGAAAGATGCGCCAATCTCTACGATCGGCTACTTTTTTCTTCTTGTTCTCTTCCTGTACGTACTTTAGAAAGTTTTGAGCTTGTTCCATAGTACCGTAGAAGATATCATTGCCATAAGCATAAGTTCCCACTGAGCCGCTTTCGCCTTCCCAGTAGTGTCCTACAGCATAGTTGAATTGTTTAGCTTTCTTCTTGGCCATTTTTTAATCTCTTTATTTCACGTTTGATGATATGTATAGCTTCAGCCTGACGCTGTTGAGCAAACGCTTGGCTAGGACCCCAGTCGAACTTTTCAGCCGTAGCTTCTAGTTCTTCCAGGCTCTCTTTTACTTTGATTGCTTCTTCCAAAGTCATCGCGATACACTCAATTCAGCGTCAGGATTTTCCCAACAGGCGTTACGGTATTTGTAGACAAAGTCGCAAAGACTTTCGTAGCTACCCCATCCATTTTCAGGATTAAACTTCTTAAACTTTTCTGGATCACTTAACAAAATGTTCCAACCATCGTCCAACAAGTCTGCAATGTCCTTAGCAAACTTAAAATTAAGTTCTTCAGGACGCCACAAAATAGTGTACAAGTCTATCTTTCCACCTATACCTACTTTTACCTCTTGAGCCATACGACCCAAATTGTGTGTAATGTTTCCGCTGTACACACTAGTGGGCTGAGTGACCATTAAATCTACATCTAAGCTCATTGTGTTCTCCGCTTCATCCAAGTGTAGTCTACACCATCTGGACACTTACCGTCTTTGATACTGTCAGCACCAAAACGGCCTACTATTTCCATACCATTGCCACTGATAGTAACAAAGGCGCCTAAACTCTTGGCAAACTCCATAGCTTCGCCTAGTGTTATGAAACTTTCTATTTCAACTTCTTTTTCTAAAATCTTATACATTTCGCTCTTTCTTTCTACGTCTATATGTTTCGTTATTGCAGTAAGGCCAAATTGTGGGTATTACTGCTTCTTCAATTTCGCTAATTTCTTTAGCTGTTAGATGTTCTAAATTCCAAACTAGAACTGGTAGTGTATCAATGTTTACCTTGTGTGTCACCGGAAAGTCTAGCACACCTGGTGCTACTTGCTTCTTGCCAATCTTTATATAGTGACTTGGAATTGAATCTACACCTTCCAATAAGTATTTACAAACACCTTCTTTAAATCCTTCTGGGAACTGCCAACGCGGTTCCACTTTTTCTACTGCGGGTCCATACAATGTAGCCAAGTCACAGTCCAATTTTGGACGATGTGTTTGATGGCGATTGATAACTGTATTAGTTGCCGCTTTGCCAAAATAAAAGTTCTTCTCAGGATAGATATAATACAAGCCTCTGTGGTTGCCCACTTCGCTTCTATTAATTGCACCCTCTGTAGTTAGATAAGGTTCTACCCAATCGTAACCCAGTTGTTTAAAAACTTGTTTAATTTGATCTATTTCTTTATTCATACACTTATTATAGCAAAAAACAAAAGCCCTGTCAAAGTAAATCAACAGGGCTTTGTTGCTAAATTACAACGGTTCAGTTCTGTGGGTTAGGCCACTGAGCTGTATAGTCCGGTTGTGTACCAGCTGGAGCAGGCTGATTAGCCATTTCCTGAACTGGTGCTGTAAAAGCTTCATCAACTTCTACACCTAACTCGCCAATAACTTCATAACGGCAAGTACGACCTTTGCTGTTATTGTAGTCAGTTGGAATACTTACAACATCCGCAGGATTGATCTTTAGGATCATTGTGCGGCTATCGCCACCTCCAAAGTTTGGCAAGTACTCTTTTGAGCAGAAGTGCAAACCAGAACTACATGTGTTGTTTTGGTTGTCGTCTACCTTGTTACGTTCCATTTCGCAGATGTATCCAACTGAGTTGTTGAATGTACCACTATGGATGTCCATGTAGTCATTGCGAACTTTCTTGTAAGCCAGGAAGCAACCATCTGGAGTAATTGGCAAACTGTTCTTTTCCAAGAAGCCATACAGTTCGTTAACTGCACGGAAACTTGGGTTGTTCATCAAGTTCTCCATAAACAATACAAGCGGTTCAATTGGGAAACCATCCTGTAGCATTTGGATCATACGCTTGCTCAAACTAGTGTGCATTTCTGCACCCTTCCAAAACAATGTTTCGCCTTGGATGCTAACATTGCCCTGTCCGTAATTGAGCACAACTTTCTTAGGCTCAATTACGTCTTTAACAGTTTCCCAATCGCCAGCTTTAATGGCATCCAAAACCTTATTATAGGTAATGTGGGTTGAACTAATTGTGTGGCTCTTATTGCCAATTACGACAACAACGTTTTTGCCTTGGATAATAAATGGATAAGCCATTTTAGTTTACACCTTTCTGTGTGTCGATTAAATTAATATACTCTGCTACTTGCTCGTTTGGTGCAGAACGTAAGTACTGCAACAACGGATAGCGTTGGTAAATTTCTTTGCATTCTGCAACAAACTTATCAACGGTTGTCTGTGGGTTGAATGTTACATGAGTAGCATACATACGACACAGGTTCTTCAAACTTTGTTCACTGTATTTGATTTTCTCAAATCCTGCAAACTGTTTTACTAGCTTAACGTAGGGACTATCTTTAGACTCTACGTGATAGATAATAGTGCTATTATAGCTGAGCAAGTTAAAATTGTCAACTGCTTGAAGCACCAAACTCATTGTTAATTTATTATCAATTGAGTTCAACTCTTTAGTAATATGATCCTCGATGTTGATCCAGTTTGGTTGAGTCTTAATAAACTCAATGTCACCTTTACGCACACCGTAAATAGTCTTACTACGCAAAGTTTCAATACCGCAGTCTTTCAAGTCATTGAAGAAACGCTTAACATCGAAACCATTACTCACTTTGCTGATTGGATTAAATCCAGTCAAAGGCAAGTAGTAGTAGGTTTTGGTTGCATCAAACGAGTCAGCTTTACCAGCATCACGCCATACCATTTCACGACTACGATAATAGCCACCACTGTTGCGCTCTTGTAAACTCAATACAGTCACATTCTTCAAACTGCCCGACGCACGTTCCTTTTGTTGCAAGGTGCTAGCATCAGTCTTCCATGTTTCTGGAGGATTATTGATAGCGGCAAAGAACTGCTTGAGCAACATTGGACGAGTCTTGTCAGTCTTGCTCAATACGTAAACTGTATGTGTGCCACGGTCATCAGCATCACGTGGAGTATTTCTCCAGTGGAACTTAGCACGTTCTGTAGCACCGATATTCAAATCGTTTACAATAAATCGTGTACCTTTGTCTACACCAAATTTCCAAAAGTAGACGGTCTTAACTGTACCGTCTGCTTGTTTCTCATGGTCATAATCGTTGCTAACATTGGTACAAGTAGTACTACCACTGTGATGGCTAAAGGCAGTAACATTAATGTTATACTTACTTGCCAACTCAGAAACCATTACTTTTGGATAAACCAAAAATTCCCAGTAACGGTTATTGATAGTTTGAATCATAGCAGGCTTGTTGTCGGCAACATACTTACCTACAGCGGCCTTCCACAATTCTTGTTGACGCTTGCTGTTCAAAAAGATAGCACGTTCCCACAAGTTATCAATGGCATCGGCTTCTTTAGCCAATACTACTGTCAACGCATTATTAACTGCCACCAACTTAGACTTAATAGCATCGATAGTACTTGTAATGTAACTCAAGCCTTCACGTGATGCTTGGAAGTCTAATTCACCAATAGCAAAGTGCAACTCCACGCCACAGCTCAATAATGCTCGCAACTCACCCAATACTTTGTCGGCATTGGGGATATCAATTGGGTAAGCAATATTACCCATAATAGCCTTGCTATGGTACGAGTTCTTGTAGCTATGTGCGCCTGGAATGATATCCTTAGTATCGTAGTCTACATCTATAAATTCAAATCCACTGTAACCAGTTACAACAGGACGCAATTTGAAATAGGTATAAACCTGACGGGCTTCGTCACGGAACTTGCTGTAGTCATAGCGATCGTTAACCGAAAACTTAACTTCGACACCAGCAGGTTCGTCTGTATCTTCAGTCATCATTTGTGCAATACTAGGCACACCTTGACCGTTGATAAAAGCACTGTAGATGCCTTTCTTACCATCTTTGATAGCGGTAACAGTAAAGTTATCTGTATAGGCAAACGGACTCTTTGAACCCAACCCTAATGCACCGATGTAGTCGTTGCTTTCAGTTTTGGTACTTTCAAAGTAAGTAGTATAGATGCTTGAAACTTGTTCATGGCTCAAACCAGTACCGTAGTCACGGATGCTGAACCAAGGTTCCAAATCAT